ATCTGTTCCAAAAAGGTCTGCTGCATATTTGAGTGTTCCAATATCTTTTTGTTTACCACTTTGTTTTTGTGCTTCCAGTGTTTGTAAATCAAGGGCTTTTATTTCTTCAAATATTTGATTCATTCTTCCTTTAGATTGTGTAATTTCTTCTCCAGACTTTTTAATATCTTCATAAACAGGTGCTGCTGATCTACGAGACATTGATGGGAGTCTTTGTTCTTGAGAGAGACGAGATTGATTTAAGGTATCAACACGCATTGCCAAAGACTCTAATTCTTTTTCAAGTATCGCTTTTTGCGATACCAAAAATTCTTGTTGTGTTTCTGCTTGAGAATATTCTATAAGACTTGTTTGATAAGCTGATGTCAAAAATCCAAATATACCCATTGATGTAATTCCCATCAGAGTTAAAATGGCAACAAGAATATAAGTTTTTAACAACAGATTAGTCTTGTGCCAGTATCGGTAAAGAAAACTTGTTGCTACAAGCTTACCGACTTCCAAAGCTCCTGCCATGACAAGAACAGAAATAAATGCTCCTGCATAGAGTGTAGCAATACCATAAACAGAAAAATATGCTGCCACACCAGCAATAATAAATGCGGTTAAAGCTAAAATACCTACGAACATAACTATTACTATTTATCTAAACTTTTTAAAGTTATGTTACCTTTATTACTTATTTTACAGTATGTAACTGGTAGATCACACTGAGAACCTAAATTAACACATTCTATTCCATTGACGTTTTTATGCTCTGGCATGTGGGTATGTCCAAATACAACCACATCACAATTTAAATCTTTTCCGTGATTAGCTACTCTTTCCATAACTTTATCAGCAGATGATCTCCAAGTTTTAATTTTCTTTTTTAATTTTCTTGTAAACTTTTGGGTCTTATCTATTTTTTGTAAAAAATAATAAATTCCCGATGCGATTTCAGTTAACAATGGTCTTAATTGAATTATATAATCCCATTTATCCCCATGAACAAAATAAAACTTTTTACCACCAATCTTTTCAATGTGTTCCAATTTAAAATCAAAACCAAGCAAAGCACTTACGGTTTCCAAACTTTTATCGTGATTTCCTTTAATGAAAATGCACTCTTTAGTTTTGGATATTTTCCTCAAGGCAGATAAAACTTTCCATTGTTTTTTACAAAGTCTATGAATGTTATAAGAATCTAAAAGATCACCACAAATTATAAGTTTATCGTACTCGCAATCTTCTAATATTTTTAATGTCAATTCTGCCTGACATATTGGACTTCCTAAATGAATATCTGATAAACAGAGAATCATAAAAAAGTAAATTATCTACTAATCTCTTCCCAATCCATTGAAGCAAACATACCAGCATTATTAGTGGCATCTGATGCAGCAACCAAAGTTAATTCAAAAGGAGTCTTCGTTAAATTGTTTCGTTCTAATTGAAATTTAAACAAAGCTTCTTTAAGAATATCCAAATTCGGAGAACCTTGATTAGAAGCATTTATGAAACCACTTGCTAAAATTCTTCCACCCGCATAGCTTGTTCCTGTAATATTATATTGCACTGCACTATCAACTCCAGCATCAACCCAACTTCCTCCTGATGTATCTCCGCTTGCTTTTACTTGCCAGTTGTAGTTGATGTTATTTCCTTTTCCTAAAATTGATAAAGCCGTTAAAATAATAATTGCATCGAGTCTATCTGGAGTTGTTTTTAATTTAATTGAAATTATCGGATAATATGTATTTGTAGCCGCAAAGGTTCTTGCTGCATTAATTGGAATAGATACTGCCTGTTGCAAACCTCTCAATTCATAACCACCTTCTGATATTACAGTGGAACATACTTGTTTTAGTGTTTTAGTACCACCTGTTGTAGTTCCTTTATTAACAATCTCATATCTCAGAGGCAAAGATGCTGTAGTAATATAAGTTGAAGCAATTCTGTTAGCATGGTGAAATGAATGACAAACAATAAATTTACCATCGATAACAAACCCAGTTCTTACCGTTCCTAAACCAAGCCATTCAATATCCATCCACAAAATTTGTGCTTTTGTAATATCTAAAGTAAATCCAGAAGGTCCAGTTCCATCTAATCTGTCACCATTCCAAGCTGATTTAGGTACTATAGTTTCTGAAGAAGGAGAACCGTTAACTAAAGTTCTTTCAACAAAGCTCATTACACCATCATCTAGTTGAAAATAGATACCATTATCTTGTCCAAAATAACCTACTCTTTGTCTTAAATTATTTGTAGAAGGAGCCATGACAAAGGTGTTCATGACTAACAATGACTTACCCGGTTGATAGGAAAACACTTTTGTTGTTTCTCTTATTGCACTAGCCCCTGACGTATTGGTGACATTTAACTCCATTAATCCCTGTAATTCGTTGAATGAAACCGAACCATTATTTGCTGATAATGTAGACCATAAATTATTATCTCTATATCTATGACTTGAATCAAATAAAGTCATGGGAGAAGATGTTCTTAATCTTCCAAAGGCATCAAGTTGAGTAGGTTCTTGGGATGTAGTAACTTGTGTAACGGGATTTAAAACAGTAACTGAACCAGAAATAGGTAAAGTTTGAGTTGTACTAATTGCTACTGTGTTTGTTATATTAGCATTAACTGCTGTAATTGGATTTAAAACAGTAATACCTGTTAATTGATTTGTAAGAGAAACTGCACTAATACCATTGGTTACAAATACATTTAATGCACTATTGGTAACGTATGCAAGATTTCCATTTTTATCACCAATGGTGATATCATCAACAGAAGATTCTAAATCTTGGGATAAAACTCTTAATGCGTTTAATCCATCAGATGTTGTTACATCGGCTCTTAAATTTGAATTCCAATCTTTGATTTCGACTGCACCGATATCAACATTTCCAGCAGAAAGTGCTACTGTAAAATCATCAAAGTTTGTGATATAAGATGCTTGTGCAAACAAATCTCTATTTGCATCATTTTTTACCTCAATCCAAGAATTGTTATAACCTACATTACAATTAAACGGTTCAGTTGATAAAACATTAGAAAGAGTATATGCCATTCACATATACTTATATTATTTGATACTAATATATTCAGTTTGATTAAAACAACTCAAATCTTTTCCACCCGCATAACTGATAGAGCTTTGGAGTGCTTGGGTCATTTCACGCAATCTTTCTTCCAAAGATTTATGAGGCTCCAAATCCAAGATTGTTCCTTCGATATGGTTATCATGTCCTTTGTTGTAAGCACTGGCAGATCCATAATAAACTTTTCTACCATTCACAACCAATGCAGGGGAATCATCACAGGCAGCAAACATAGATCCTGCCATAACCCAATCTGCACCAGCAACTAATGCCTTGGCAATATCTCCATAATGATTGATTCCACCATCACCAAACATTGGTTTATTAGCAAACTTTGCACATTCAATGAGCGCAGTAAACATGGGAACATGAAAGCCTGTTTGGAATTTTGTCGTGCAAGCCTTGCCAGGTCCAATGCCAATGCGAGTAGCATCTGCTCCAGCATCCTCCAAATAACGGACACCACTTGGTGTTGTTACGTTTCCTGCAATAATAAAAACATTGGGAAAAATATTACGAATTTTATCAATCGTTTTTTTAACTTTGATATGATGTCCATGAGCAACATCAATCGTAATGTAATCTAATCTCCAACCATTCTTGTGAATTTCAACAAGTTCATCTTCGGAGTCTTGGTTTACGCCTGTACTGATACTGACAAATTTATAACCTTCTTCGTTTGCTTTTTTGACAAAAGGAACTGTCACCGAATCAAAACGGTGCATCATATAAAAGTAACCGTTGTCGCTCAACCATTTACACCAGTCAGCATGAATTACTGTCTTCATGTTTGATGGAACAACTGGTAATTTAAATTTATGATTACCCAATTGAATTGAAGTGTCAGCAAGTTTTCTCGATTCCAGTTCAGAATATTTTGGAATCAAATAAACATCATCATAATTAAGAGCGGTATATTTCAACATACAAAAACATTGTATAATATATTCGCTTATTTGTCAATTTTTTTGATTACTTGAATGGTAAAAATTTTATTTTTCAAACTACCACAACTGAAAACTTTACCCATGTATTTTTGGTTTTCATATTGAAAACGAATACTGTCAGTTTCATCAATCGGCAAATCTGAATTTGCTTGATTGTATTCTTCCAAGTCAAAATAAAAAATGTTGTTCTCTAGAACAACATACTCATCCAATTTAATCATTCTTTTTTTCTATAAGATTGAATCGTTCCGCAGCATTACATGCACAGTAAATGAAAAAATGATAGATAAACAACATAAACAAAACACTTCCACTCAAGAGAACAAACGGCCACCATAATGATTGTCCTTCGGTTACTTTTTCAACAACCAAACTGGCAAACCCGACAACAAAAGTAGAAAATGCTATATATTTTGTTAACAACATGTGGTGTTATTTTTTATACTTACAATTATTTACTATCAGATCCTTCTTTTTGTAAATTTTTTCTGATAACCTCTGCTTCAGCTAACATTTTTTTAATTCCTTCTTTGATTTCTAGATCCATTTGTTTTTTAAGTTCTTTTTTTTCTTGATCAGTCATGTAAATAAATATACACACAATTTTAAAATAATCAATGAATTCTTTAAACGATTTAATCTGGACCAAAAACGAAAAAATAATTCCATCAATAAAAAGAAAACTTTTGGAAATTGCTGATTGGGTAACAAAAGACTTGGAAGATATGGTGGAAATTAAAGACATTTATTTTACAGGATCTTTGGCCACCTACAAATGGACACCAACCAGTGATGTTGATTTGCATATTATCATTGATGTAAAAGAAAAAATTTGTGACGAGCCTGTGGAAGAATATTTGGAATTGAAATCAAAACTTTTCAATAAAGAACATAACATTTTTATCAAAGGTTACAAAGTCGAAGTTAACATGAAAGACAAAGAAACCAAATTAAAGGGTAAAGGAATTTATGATTTGCTCAAAGACAATTGGGTTATTCAACCTACCAAAGTAACTCGCACAGTTAAAGACCCTGATGTCATTAAAAAAGCTGATAAGTTCAAACAAAAAATAGATTTGGTTGTTACCCAAAAAAGAAGTTTGGATGATGTTGAAAGTCTCAAAAAAGAAATTAAAAAAATGAGAGTAGACGGACTTCAAAAAGAAGGAGAATATTCAGTTGGAAATTTAGCTTTTAAGGTACTGAGAAACTCCGGTTATTTGGGGAAAATTTTTGACTACAAAGCAAAACTAATAGACGATAGTTTGTCTCTTGAGAGTTTTAGAACTTTCTTTACTCACTGATTTTTTTGTTTTTTTCTTTTTCCAAACAATCAAATCAAAATTACTTTTGAATTGATTGGAAAAACAATTACGAGGTTTATCGCCCTTTCCTGCCATTGGATTTTTTCTTGGTTGGTTTTTTTGTTTTGATTTTTTTATTGAAGAACTCTTCCAATTCTTCTTCATCGACCTTGTTACTCACAGGTTGAGCATCATAAAAGTTGGCAATTTGTAAACCTTCGGAAATCAAAAAGTTGATACGGTCACGGACAGCACCAACCTTGCAAGGACAAATACTGGGATTGACTAATTTTCTCAGTTCCAACAAAATATTTTCGATATCATTTTCTGAACCATTATAGTAATCGGCTTCGATCAAAGTTTTATCGGAAGCACATTTGAATTTGTTATAGATTTTGGAAAAAATGTTCATGTCCATACTTTACTATGGATTCAGAAATTGTCAATTAAAATTCTACAATACACTTTTCTGGAACGATATTCAAATCTTTATCCACGAAAAGTTTTATACTTGTGGGATAAAATTGTTTACCTTCCAGATGTGATGTTTCAAATTGGGCATCTGATAAATCTGTTTCAGGCATTTCTTTGATTACCTTTTCTTCGAACTCTTCGTCCATTACCGTGAACTTGAAAGGCAAGAGTTTAAAACCATAGGCATACATATTCTTAATGCCGTATTTGCGGTATTCTATTTCAATCTTGTATTTGATGGTTACTTCATCATTTTTTTTGTCAATCACAATGCTGTCATTTTGAACATTGAGATGGGAAAGATCTTTTACTTCTTGGCTATCGGTATCGATATAATCGACATCAACAGGAGAAATAAATTCCATGTCTTCAACTCCTTCTTTGACCAATCCTTTGACCTTGTTGTAACAGGTTTCCAATAACATTGCATCTTTGTTTCTCATATATTAATTTACTCCTGACCCATCTCCTGCATTGGTTTCCGATGGAAAAGTATGATAAAAGCCAATTGGTCCAACCATATAGGTTCCCCTTTTTTTACTCTTATATTTCTTTTTTCTTTTCTTCTTTTCCAAAAGATATTCTTTAAAGGAAATTTTTTTCATGTGTATTTTATATTTACCCTAAAATAAATGTTTGACAAATATATAATTTAGTGTAAATTTATTACTCTATGAGTACAGAAAACAACCAACTCGAAAACGAAATCAAAGCTGCCAAAGAAGCAATCGAAGCAGTCCTCAAGGAACACGGTGTCACCTTGCTCCCTGTAGTTGTTCACCAAGGCAACAGAACCTTCTCCCACATCGATGTGGTTAAGGTTCCTGCTGAACAAGCTGCTGCTCCAGTTGTTTCCCAAGACCAAGCCTAATTCTTCTTAAGAAGAGGGTATAGGTCACGAACAGCCTTTGATAAATTATATTCGGACATCCTTTTAAGGGGTATCCATTTATAATCAGCGTGTTCGAAAGATAAACTAGGGACAAAGGGTTCCGAAATTCTCATGATGAATGAGAAACAAGAACCCTTTGTCTCTCTTTTTGTATATTTGATCATGTTCACAACTTCCCCCTTGGGAAGAAAACCAATCTCTTCCTTACATTCTCTTTGGGCTGTTTGATAAGGAGTTTCTCCTTTTTCCGAATGACCTCCAACCAAACTCCATTTCTTGTTATGCTTTTGTAGTAACAAGGTTTGATTGTCTGGTGTCAAAAATAAAAACCCGGCACCCTCATACTTTTTACTGACAAAATCGGAAAAGTTCATTCGCCTTATTATTTATATTGCTTTTAGAAAATTTTTTGGTATATTAAATAATATGGAAACTATTAACGAAATTTGGAAACCTGTCTTCTTAGAAGAATTTAAACATTTATACGAAGTATCAAACAAAGGAAATATCCGCCGTCGAGAAGATAAGAAAAAATTGTATGGACATATCAACAGACTAGGATATCACGAAGTTAAATTCTACAACAAAGGACACAAATCATTTTTGGTTCATAGATTGGTAAAAATAACCTTTGATTACAGAGAAGATTATAGCAACTACCATGTCCATCATAGAAGTCCAGATAAAACCAACAATGCATACTATAACCTGCAATATCTGACTCCCCAAGAACACAATGAACTGGAAAGAAAAAAGGGAACTAACAAAGTAGGAGTCATGGGAAGAAAAAGTTTGAAGTTCAAGGGACTTATCGGAAAATTCGACAAAGAAGGATACCTCTTAAACTTTTACGAAGGAATGTTTGATTTAACCTCAAATGGTTACAATTCAAAATTGGTTTACAGGTGTGTCAATAAAAGATCAAAAATATATGCAAATCATATATGGAGAAGATTTCCCAAAAATCATAAACCAGAAATTGGAAAACTGTATGATACAAACGATCCAATGTTTGATAAAACTATAGCAAAGGTTAAAAAAGAAAAGAAAAAAGAATACCAGATGGCACTCAAATTCTAAATGAAAATAACCCTTACCAAAGAAGAAGCAGAACAAGCAGCTATCATGGGAGTCAAAAGAAGACTCACCAATCTATTCCGAGAACTCCGAGACTTGAGCCATCATGGACCACCCATAGGTGGAAACTGGTGGTCTAATGACATCGAAGCAGCAGGAGCCGAATTAGCCTTTGCCAAATACATTGGAGAAGAATGGGTAGGATCGGTCAATACCTTCAGTGCTCCCGATGTAGGAACCAATTGGCAAGTAAGATATACCAATATTGATCATGGATGCCTAATCATTAGAAAAAAAGACAAAGGTAAACTCAATCAAAACT